ATTTTACAACCAACTGAAATAGGTAAAGGTATATTAATAGAATACGATGCGGGTTACGTATCACCAACAGATACACATAATGCTAAGATTATTAAAGAATCTAAAGGTAATATGTTAGACCACTCTAAACCATTTGAATTTTATGCGGTATTACAGAAATATAATACCCCAAACAGAAATGGTAGAATATACCCTGAACGTATTTTAAAAAGAGAAGCTGAAAACTATAAAAAAATGATAGAAAAGGGAACCTCTCTTTCAGAGTTAAATCACCCTGAATCATCTTTAATAGATTTAGATAGAGTTTCTCATATGATTACTGAAGTATGGTGGGAAGGACCTGTATTAATGGGTAAGATACAATTACTTACTTCACCAGGATTCCACGAAAGAGGTATTGTATCAACCAAAGGAGATTTAGCTGCTAACTACCTAAGACAAGGGGTTACGTTAGGAATCTCTTCAAGAGGGGTTGGTTCCCTTAAAAAAGTTGGTGAACAGAACGAGGTCCAAGAAGATTTTGAATTAATCTGTTTTGACTTAGTATCGTCACCATCAACACCAGGAGCGTATTTATTCCAAAATCCTGAAGATAGATTTAACTTTGAGGAGAACTTGGAAGAGGAGAAAAAAATTAAAGTCGAAAGAGAAGTTGGGGAAAGTGGAAATAAATCACTTGACTTAATGAAAAAATTGAACGATTATTTAGGATATTAAAAAAAAATTATAACATGGACGAAAAGTATTTTATTGCAAAAATCACAACCGATATGATTGATGAAAAATCGGGAAAACTTAAAAAATTAAGAGAAGAAAAATTAGTAAAAGGTTATAACCCTACTGATGTTGAGGCCAAAGTAACGAAAGTCTTTGCTAACTACACACAGGATTGGAGATTAACTGCAATTGTTGAAAGTAAAATAGATGAAGTGATAGAATAAAATCTTTACATTTCAATAATAATAAAAGGGGGACATTAGTCCCCTTTTTTGTTTTTTATCAAAATGGTAATATTTATAATAAATAAAAAACCAATTACCAAATTAGTTTAATTAAAACTTTTTTGATATTGGGTGATATTTATATAGTAAATTAAAAACATACACATGGCGAAAGAAAAATCTTTAGTGGAAGAAGCAATCATCCAAATGAAAAATTTGGAAGAAGCGGTTGCGGAAAATGCAAAAGGAATACTTGCTTCAACGATGAAGGAAGAAATCAAAGAACTAGTAAAAGAATCTCTGACTGAACAAGAAGATGAGATTGACATGGATGTTGAAATGGACGAGCCTGAAATGGAAGACGATATGTCTGACGAAGAAGGATTGGACTTGGATACTGATAATTTAGATATGGATATGGATGATGAAGATTCTATGGATGATGAAGATTCTATGGATGACGATGAAACTATTGACCTTACCGACGTTGACGACGAAGATGAAATCTTACGTGTATTTAGCTTAATGGGACCTGAAGATAATATCGTGGTTACCAAAGATAATTCAGGTAATATTAATCTTAAAGATTCTGAAAAAGAATATATGATTGTTGGTGAAGGTGAAGAATTTACGGATGAATCTGAAGAAATGTTTGAAATGGATGATATGTCAGATTTTGGCATGGAAGACGATGAAGACGAAGACGACATTGATAGCATCATTGATAAAGTATTTAATAAAGGTAACAACGAATTAGAAGAAATGGATTTTGAAAAAGATGAATTAGCGTTCGGAGAAGAATTGGAAAGAGATGAAATCGTTTATGAGATTGAATTCAACGAAGAAGAAGGTGAAGAAGATATGGGACTTTTTAATGATGAAAACGAAAAAATGTTAGAATCATATGAAGAAGAAGACGAAGATATCGAAGCATCTGTTATGGAATCTAAAAAGATGTCAATCAAACCTAAAGGTGTTGGCATGGGAAATCCAAATAAAAGAAAAGTTTATTCAAGCAAACCTAACCAAGAAGGTGGTTTTAAAACTGTGAAAAAAACAGTTAATAAAACTATGGGTACTGGTAAAGCAAAATTTGAATATAAAGATGGTGAAAATCTTGACGGTGATATGAAAACTGTTAAAAAAGTTGAAACCAAAGAAGCATCAAGAACTTTAGGAAGTGGTTCTAATTTTAGAACGGGTGGTTTACCAAAACCAAGAGCTCATTCAAAAGCAAATACCGCAATCCAAAAAGAAAGTATTGATAACAAAGAATTACAAGTTCTTAGAGAAAAAAATGAAGAGTACAGAAAAGCACTTAACGTTTTCAGAAATAAATTAAACGAAGTTGCGGTGTTCAATTCAAACTTAGCTTATGCTACACGTTTGTTTACAGAACATTCAACATCAAAACAAGAGAAGATTAATATCTTAAGACGTTTTGATAGTGTTGAAACTATTAAAGAATCTAAAAACTTGTATAAGACATTAAAAGATGGTCTTTCGGCAACAACAAGTCAACCAATGAATGAATCAATGGAAAGAACTATTCAAAGTTCTCCATCAACAGGTTCTTCGGCTAACTTGATTGAGTCTAAAACATATGAAAATCCTCAGTTCTTAAGAATGAAAGATTTAATGTCAAAATTAAAATAAAATAAATAAAAAAAAAATAAAAAACCAAAAAAATGGGAGCATTATTAGAATCAGGTCTTGTTGGTAATATTGGGTTAAAACACCTTAAAGTTATCAAAGAAGATACAATTAACAAATGGGATAAATTAGGATTCCTAGAAGGCCTTAAAGGTCACCTAAAAGAAAACGTAGCTCAATTATATGAGAACCAAGCGTCTTTCTTAATTAACGAAGCAACGTCTGACGGGTCTTCAGGTTCATTTGAAACTGTTGTATTCCCTATCGTAAGACGTGTATTCTCTAAATTATTAGCGAATGACATCGTATCAGTACAAGCAATGAACTTACCAATCGGTAAATTATTCTTCTTTGTACCTAAAATTCAAGGTTATTCAGGTGGTACTAACACTCCATGGAGTGATGTATCTTCAGGAGACCATTACGCACCACTAGGAGCACCAAACGGACCAACATCTCAAGAAGCTGGTTACACAGGAGCTGGAGCGGTTGCTAAAAACCTTTATGACTTATTCTACGAAGGAACTGAACCAGGTTTAGACCCTGCAGGTTTATTCGATTATTCAAAAGGTCGTTGGTCAGCAATCACTGCTACAACCTCAATCCAAAAATGGACTAACGGTTTATTAGTTGATGCTAATATCTCAGGTGATACTGCAGGTGATGCTACTATCCCTTCAGGTAACACAAGAAAAGTTATCATTAAAATGTGTGGTTTTGCTGACACAGGAGCAGGTAAATTAATCGGACCTGATGGTAATGAAATGGATACAGAATCTTTCTTATCTGATTTAATTATCTTCACAGGTGCAGGTTTAGATGTTTCTGCAACAACACCATGTCCAGTATCAACAGGAGCTTTATTGTTCAGAGTTGTTACTCAACAATATGGTAAAGGAATCGTTTCTTACGGTAATACAGTTCAAACTAACTGGCCAGCGGCTTCAGGTAATAACCCTGCAGGTAACGGTGGTTCATTTAAAAACGTATGTGATGCTAATGGATGTATCTACTTAGAAGTTGATTTATCTTGTCCAGTATGTGCTGATTGTGATTCTACATCTTTAGATGGTTACACAGGTACTACTATTACTGAGGCGGCTTCAGGAACATCATTCTACGCAGCGTTCAGACGTTACGAACAATTAGAATTTGAAGATAAAATCGGTGAAGTTTCTTTTGACTTAGATTCAGTTACTGTATCTGTTACAGAAAGAAAATTAAGAGCACAATGGTCTCCTGAGTTAGCTCAAGACGTTGCGGCTTTCCACAACATCGATGCTGAAGCTGAATTAACGGCTTTATTATCTGAACAAGTTGCGGCTGAAATCGACCGTGAAATCTTAAGAGATTTACGTAAAGGTGCAGCATGGAACTTACGTTGGGATTACAACGGATGGAGAAGAATTTCTCAAACTACATCTTATACTCAAAAAGATTGGAATCAAACATTAATTACTGCAATTAACCAATTGTCAGCACAAATCCACAAATCAACTTTGAGAGGTGGAGCTAACTGGATTGTAGTTTCTTCTGAGATTTCAGCTATTTTTGATGATTTAGAGTACTTCCACGTATCTAACGCATCTCCTGAGCAAGACCAGTATAACATGGGTATTGAAAGAGTAGGTACTCTTGCAGGACGTTACCAAGTTTACCGTGACCCTTACTTCCCAGCTAACACAGTGTTAGTAGGACACAAAGGAACATCATTGTTAGACACAGGTTACATCTACGCACCGTACGTACCTCTACAATTAACACCTACAATGTATAACCCATTCAACTTCACACCTATTAAAGGTATTATGACACGTTACGCTAAGAAAATGGTTAACAACCGTTTCTACGGACGTATCACAGTTGATGGAGTTAGAACATTTGACTTAAGAGAATTGAGATAATCAACATCTTAAATAATATGAAAAGGGACGAGCAATCGTCCCTTTTTTTGTTTTACGAGTATTTATAATATATGAGTGAATTACGTAGATTAATTAAAGAACATTTATTATTAGAAAAGAAAATTGGACATATTATGGCCAAAATAGAAATTGCCTTTGGTTTTGAGATTGATAGAACTACCCACGCGTATGAAAGAAAAAACAGAACTGATATTTCTGGTTATAATGACAGAGAAATATCTAACGGTGAATTAAAATATATAATTGAGAGTTGTAGACGAGAAATTGCGGAAGGAATCTCTACAGGTGAGATTACAGATGATGTTGCGTTCGTTATTAAATCAAAAGAAAAAGAAATTGCTATGGCCATCGTACCAAAACATGGTGGTGGTTCTTATTGGAAATTACTTATAATTACAGTATTCAGGGAATCGTATGACTTATCTTTTAGAGTTGGTAAAGACCAATTTGTTATTTGGGTTTAAAAAAGAACGGGACTTAGTATCTGAATCGTTTCTGTCCCGTCCAAATTAGGAGGTTTTCGTCCTAACCATTATGATTGATTTAGTTGTATCTGAATCGTTTCCCTCAACCACAATACAAATATACAATAACTTTTTCATTCTACCAAATTTTAATTGGTGTTTTGAGATATTTATTAAAAAAAGAATTTTATGAATAATCAATATGAAGTTAAAGAAGATGAAAAAAGTAGAATTTTAAATCTTCATGAGGAATCAACTAAAAGACAATATTTGAACTTGAACGAACAAACAACCTATTATAAAGGTTCAGATGGTAAAGTCGGTGTTCAATATGGGCCTATGGCATTACCTTCGGGAGCCGTACAGATTCAGAAATCAGATTATGATAGAGGGTTATTTAGTATGGGTAATGTTTATAATTATAATCCATTTACAACTACTACTACAACCGTTGCACCTGTAACAGTTGATACGACAACTCAAAAACCATACGTACCTCAAAAACCAAACCCAATTATTATTGATTTACAAACAACAATTAATGCTAAAACACAATCAGGATTAAAAGAAGATGGTTTTTTAGGTAAACAAACTAAAAATGCAATATACAACGCTTTAGTAGGTACATTAACAACTCAAAATACAACTCAAACTACAACAGTTGCCCCACAACCAGTCAAAGCTGAAGTAGGTACGGCATCACCGTCAGAAGATAAATAAAATTATTATGAATATGTTTAAATTAAATACGGAAGAAAGAAATAGAATTTTAAATTTACATGAAAGTGTTAAGAAAAATATTATTTCAGAACAAACAACAAACTACAAGGTTACGGATATCCAAACTTGGTTAAATACAAATAAAAAATCAGGATTGGTTGTTGATGGTAAACTTGGGTCTAAAACGGCCGCAGCAATTAAATCAGCTTTAGGAGTCTCAACTCCTGTTCCATCGGATGCTACAACAACTACAACAACTGTAGCTCCTGTTATTACAAATACAACAACCGTGGCTCCTGTTACGACAGATACTACAACAGTTAAAACTGATTTAGCATCTCAAAAGAGTAATCCAACGGGTAATGACCCGTCAAAGGACGAATAATTAATCTTCAAAAGAACTGATTAATCTACTTGCAGTTGAATAATTTGTTGCAATTGCAATATCGTGAACATTACAAATTCTCAATAACATACTAACATCTACTTGATGTGGATGAACTTCTAAAGGGTCGATAAAGAATATAACTATATCGACTTCTTTGTTTACAATCATTGAAGCAATCTGAGCGTCACCACCCATAGGACCACTTAACATAGTCTCAACTTTAGTTAATCCCGCATGTTTCAAATGTTTTCCTGTAGTCCCTGTGGCAATAACCTCAACATTTTCTGAAGTAAAGAAAGGGATTCGTTTCATTACGAATGATACCATATCGGCCTTTTTACCATCATGAGCTATTAAAGCTAATTTAATCTTCTGTTTCATTTTTAACCTCTTGTTTTGACATAACTCTAATTGCCCTTGATACAACTTCAGATTCACCTAAAGAATACGCACCATCATGGTATGCTTTCTTAACCGCCTGTATTAATAGGTACGAAGCATTCTCTTTATCCATAGATTGTAGTAGTACATCTAAATGGTCCTCAGTTAGTAGAGGTATTGTGTCGAATAGTTTTCCAAATAATTGTTGTTCTTCCATTGTGAAAATATCTTTTTTTGATATATTTATAAGTATACTAAAATATCTATGCTAAATCAATTAATAAAGAAAGTATTACTCGAGGCAACTTCTGACAGTAGTGGTGGTAGAGGGTCATATGTTTCTCCTATGCAACCTGGTGTTAGAAAATTTAGTAAAGAATCGTTACAACCATTTACAACTTCTGTATCAAAGTATAATGATGCGGATTTGGAATATGATAGTTATGACGGTAAAATGAGTACCCCTAAAACAAAAATTAAAAAAATGGAAAATAGAGCTAAAAAAATCTCAAATTATATTAAAAATCATCCAACGATAACATCAGGAGATGATGATGGTAATAATATAAATCAAACACCTGGAGGTAAAAAAAGTATTGTGCCAATCACAACTCTAAAGGAGTGGATTGAAATAAAGAAAGACACTGTTGTTATTGGTGAAAAAAAAGTGGTAAAACTTAATGAAAGTGATATCCTTAGAATGGTAAAAAGAATTTTGTCCGAACAAGATGATGAAAAAACCTACTACAAGTTAGGTTCTACAGGATTAGGGTTTAAAATTATTGATGGAAAACTTTATAGTGTGACCTTTAAACCAAATGGTGAGGTAGACCCAAAATGGGCTTTAAATGGTGAGTTATACGACTTCAAAGTCGATGTTAAAACAGGTGAAGTTTTGGATGAGGATTATGTAACTAATATTGCGTTTACCGACCATTATTGGGGTGATATCGTTCGTTCTCAAGTACAACCAATGCAATACAATAATGTTAGATATAAATTTATTGCAGTTGCCCCTGAAGGTACTCCTTATAAAGCGGCAATTGGTCTACCAACAGTATACACAGGTGATATTGTTGCAGAGGACATAAGTGTCTTAAAATCGATGGGAATGACTCAATCTGATGATACTACCATTTCACCTATGATGTATTATAAGAAGGGGGGAAAAGGGTATTACATACGATTATATCCTGGAGCAAGACCTGGTACTAAAATAGAACCAACTATTTCACAAAAAACCACAACAACGCCAACTAACATTAGTTTGGATATTACGGAACCATTTGTGTTTGATAAAACAGAATTAAAACCTGAAGCTCAAAATAAGATTGATAAATTTATCACGGATTTAAATGGTTACTTAAAAACGTATCCTAAGTACAGTAAATTCTTATTACAGAACGTTCCATTAGTTATCGGATATTCATCAAGAGATAAAGACTCTAATGACACCGTAATTGGTAAATTACCAACATGTCAGTCATCTAAAACAATTGGGGATTACAATCTTTGTTTATCAAAAGAAAGAGCGAACGTAATTGCCAAAATTATTAAAGAAAAAACGGGTGTTACTATGAACCCTATAGGTAAAGGAGAAACGACTGAGTTTGGGCCAGGATGGACAAAAGAAAAATCAACAACCCCTGAACAAACACAACCAAATAGAAGGTTCTTAATTAAAGTTAAAGATTATACAGAATAAAAAAAAGAGGTCGTTAGACCTCTTTTTTAATTAGAACACTTTGATATTGATAATTTTCTTATCAGTGTAATCATCAAAGCAGTAGATTAACACATACTTACGTAACTTAGGGTTATCATTAGTGTGAGGAATATTATCTAATGTTACTACCCCTGTTTTTTTATCTAAAATGTACACATAAGAATCATATGAGAATGTATCATGTAATCTTTGGTTGAGTTTGAAATCTTTAAAGAATCGAACTGAGTCAAGATTTTTAATATCAATCTTATATGTGTCAAGTAACAACTTAACCGATACTGAATCTTTTACCCACAAATCACTTAACTCATAAAAGTTACCTGACTTCTTGATAGAAGGTTCAACCTGAGCGAAACCAACACATGTGGTTAAGACTAAAACGATGAGTGTGATTAATTTTTTCATATTACAAAGTTAAGCAATTTTTTCTAATATTGATGATAAAGAATGAACTATTTGTGATTTTATTTCATCTTCGTATCCTTGTCTCATAATCTCTGTTTTGTTATTATACAAAACATTTAATTTTTCCCAATCTCTTTGGCACAAAACCACATCATAATGGTATACGTGATTTGTAATACTAATTTTTCTATCGTCCATAAGAATAAATAAACCTAAGACAACATTTTTAATGTATTTCTTACCTGATAGTGGTGCAATTAAAAATTTAGAATCAGGATGATTAATAAGTCTGCGACAAATTGAGGTACAAATTTTTTCATTTTCCGATAGTCGACTTTTTTCAGTAAAAAACCGATACTTGTGCCAAAGAGTAAATTTTACGCACAATCTCTTTAAAACCCTCTTTAAATATATTTTCATTTTTTTGTTATATGTATATTGCATTATCTTAAGTACAAAGATAGTAAAAATTTTGACAAAAAAAAATAACCTTAATTAATTTTAAGGTTATTTTTTATATTTTTAAATATTTGTCTTACTAATTACCCATTTAGTCCGTTACCACCAATAAGAACCGCGTTCATTTGAGTTACTTCCTGACCCGCACTATTTATATAGATTGGATGTAGGGGGATTATAGTAATTACTGAATTGTCACATATTTCCTGACATATAGTGGTTTCAGTGTTAGATGACAATGGTGGTAATGGGTCTTCTTTACAATCTTCACAATTTGCATATCCTCCTGAAACGTATGAATAATTTGTTTCCCCCGTTGATGTTAACCCTGAAAAAGTAGCGCAAAATGATGTTTCAGAATCAAATTGTATTTCATAAGTCTGACCAGTTGTAGGAACACCATAATCACGACAAAAGTTAGTCGCTTCTATATCAATCACCTCTAAGTCATTACAACTTATAAATCTAAAATTTACAGTCTCCTCTGATGTTGTAATACCACTTAAACACGCACAACAATCGTCATATAGTCGAAGAAAGTATATATTTAGAGTTTCAGCACTCAATGTTACTGCCCCAACAGTACCACAAAATGGAGCCTCGCTAATACCGAACTCTACTGTGGCTCCTAACGTTAACGTTACTGCAGAAAGAATGTATACTTCATTAGTTATACATTCATTTATAATATAATTTGGCATATCTTTTGTATTATTTTTTTTTAATTTTTATTTTTTAAGTTTATAGGTTATAACGTAAAATTTAATAATTTTACCTTATTTGTTATTTTGTTTTTATTATAAATATCTTATTAATCTAAATACTTCATATTAACGATTTGAAATTTAACTTGTCGTTTGTATGTGTTTATCTCTCCGCTACTATCCACCTTAATATCTATATAATACTCGTTAGGTATTTTATCCCTAGTGTCAAACATAAAATAATATTCGTTTGGTGTCCTGTTTATCTTAGTCCAATCCTGAACCTCAACTTCTGTTTGACCTTCTCTAACATATACTCTGTAGTGAGCATCAACATTTTGTAAAAGTTTTTGTGTTGTGTAAGCTTGTTTAATGATAACACCAACTTTTCTAATATCAGTATTATATATTTTTTCATCTTGTTTAATACCGTAAAAGTCAAACCCATATAATTTTGGGTCAACTGAAATAGTACCAATCTGAATTGAATTTTTTAATGGTTGAATTGTAAATTCATTAAATGATTGAGGTAATGGGAAACCATTGTAATTTAAGTTGTACCATTTATCAGTAAACATACATGGTGTTTTAAAACCAATGATTGGTGGTATTGTAACCTCATAAACACCTTTAGTTCTTTGGCAAGCGGTTAACCCCGTTAATCCAGGAATCTCAGTCCCTGATGAATCTAAAATAGTTACATTAGGGTTATTATCCAAGTTAATTGGATTACCATTATCAAATAGATAAAGATAAAGTTTATTTGTCTTACCTAACGAAAATAAATTTCTATCATCCTCAATTAAATCATTGTATGATGTCTCTAAAAACGGTTCGTAAAATGTTTGAGTATGTCTTGTAAAAAATTGAGTTTCATAGGTTTCACTAAGTCCTGATAAGTTTTCAACCTGAGGTTTGTAAGCGATTCCCCATCCTGTAACATTCGTTAATGAACCATCGATAATTGAATTAATTTCGCTAGTCATGTCAAAACTAACGTTCTCATTACCAAATTCAAAATGTTGTGTGTCAACTATTGTTAATGAACTAAAAGGAACAACACCACTGTTTAAGTTATTATAGACTCCTGGTTCAGTCCAAACACCAATTGTTGTTGTTTGAAACCAATTTGACGGTCTATCGGAAAAAGATTTGTCCATATCACTATAGTCATAAACTAAATCCGCAAAATCATAACCAACACCTTCATCCCAAATCTGTGGGGTTAGTGGATAGTTATTGATGTATGGAATTCTAAATAAAATTAAATCAAATGACGTAGCTCTTTTTCTACCTTGAGATGTTGAGGTATTTAATAACTCAATATCAAAGGTTGAGGTGTTAACCATTCTTAAAGTGTGAACAATTGTGTCGTTACAAGTTGTTGAAATTGTTCCATCATTTATCTTCTGAAATAGTAGTGAAAGGTCTAAATCAAATATGAATCTACTATACCCACTAGGGTATTGAGACACTGCGGTAGAACCATAAAACAATTCCGTAACTGGGTTTCTACCAGTATTGGTGAAACTGTTGGATATGATAGTATTGTTCTTGCTAAAGTAGGAGTTATTAATTGACATTTAAGTGTTTTACTTATAAATATCAATTAATTCGGATATTTTGATTTAGGATGGTATTTTCTGCGTCGGCAAGAATTGCGTTAATTTCTGCAGAGGTTTGTCCGTTCCCTGCGGCGACAGGAATAGGAGGTGCAGTTGCGACAGGATGTACGTGACCTGTGACAAATGAAAATATTTTTCTAAGTAGTTTCATTAACTCATCACCTCTTGTTGTTGGGTATGTTTTATTGTATATACTACTTTCGTCACCAACAAATTTATCTTGTGGTATACCATATAAAGTTTGGCTTAAACTAATCTTACCTTTAGGTCCTGTAGAGTCTTGAGATAGTAAATAAATTTTTTGCGCTCCTAAGACACTATAAGTAACATCTGAAGGTACAAACTCGGATGGAGTAACTGTTTCAGTTTTAATATCTCCTTGGGGTCCGATAATTGCGGTTCCATTTTTGTTTTCCCAAACTAAAAACCACCCACTATTAATTAATCCCATATTTAATTTAATTTTACTATAAAAATTAACATAATTAGTTAATTCAGCAACATCATTTACAACTTGGGATGGTGAGAATTTAACACCTTTTTCATAAGTTAATTTTGATGGTGTAACAACAAAAGGGAAAATTTGGTCTTGGGGTATATTACGTAATTGGTTATTAACGACATAATTAGGTAAATCAATAAATTTTTTAAAAACTCCATCACAGAATTTATTTATTAAAGTTAATGATTCATTAAAACTTTTAGCAGTAAATTTAACCTCCTCAATAGGCCCACTATAATCGGTACCAACAGTTAAATTAAGGATAGTGTCGGACTTAAAATTTTTACTATTAACTTTCTGACTTGGTATTACATTATATAATCCAACAGACCCATTAAAAACATTCTGAGAATTTTCTAAATTTTCAATATCCCAAATTATTATTTTTTTAACTACCTTTACATTTTCTACTAATCTAGCTTGACTTTCTTGAGGTAATAAAACTTTTTGTTGAGTAAAATTTGAGAGTTGTAAGAATGACCTCATGGCATTTCCAACAGGTAATTGTGTTGTACTTAATACTTTTGTTTTACCCGCTCTAATTAAAACTTCATTTTCTTTAACAACAACATCAGCAGAGCCACGGCCTAATAATGCGTTATCGCCTGGCTCGGGGAATACACCATAACTATCTTTGTTACGATATTGTCCTTCACTATTTTTAATAGAGATACCTTGTTTAATTCTATCTCCTGCGGCTAAAAATTTCTTAGCTCCTTCGTAATATTCAAAAGGAGTTGTCATTGGTGATGAGAACGGTCCTTGAATATAAAATTGGCTTTGGAAATTAAATTTCTTATTTTGGTATATGATGTGTACGTACTCGTCTTTTTTCGGTACTTGACTAAAATAAAAAGGGAGTAATGGTAAAAAAATTAACGGGTCTTTAGAAGTCCATTTATCTATCTCCTCATTCCAATCAGGAACTGAAGCTAAAATATCACTATATGTTTGTGTTTCAGGTATTACTCTAAGTCTACCTAACATCATAGGGTCTTGGTTATCGTAAACGATTCCAGGAAATATAATTTGATACTTATTAGATTGGTCTATTTTCATTATTTAATAGTTCTGTTTTGATATTCTTTAAGAATAGTGTTGTAAGTTAATTCTAATTTATCTAAATGCTCAGTCATTTTAATGATTGCGTCTTTGGTAAATTTAAAATCTTCCTGAATAAAATCCATAACAAAAGTCAAATCTTTATTCGAGTGTGATTTGTAGTCTTTTATTATTTTTACGGCTTTTTCCGATTGTTCTTTTTTTGTCATAATTACATTTTTTTACCAAAAGCACTTGAAGGAACTGTCAGACCTGCTGGTGTCATTGTTAATGGTGGTACTGCAATTTGTACCTTACCATTTTCGGCCTCTTCTGACGCCATAGATTTCATTTGTCCTAACATTTTTAAAACATCTAAATTAGGACTTCCGTCAGGCATTGGCCCTGTTGGAATACCAAGTTTTTGCATTTCCTCAATAGCCCCAATAAATGCTCGAGTTTCAGAATACCCACCCGCAAATTGAGAGGCAAATAATAGAGGTAATGGTATATCACCACCAAAACCTGTCCCCGCAATTTTTAACAACCACAGAATTTCATCAATAACACTTTTACATTTACGCCAATCTGAAATAAACTGAGCGACAATAATGATAAGTTGAATTAATTTTAAAATTATAATAATTCGTTTATCCAATTTTTCTTTGGCGACATCTTGAATTACTGACTGAATTAAATTTAAAATATCTTTTTTAATAATTTCAAAAAGTTCCTTAACAAATAAAGCCCCTATTTTTGACATTAAATTTATAAAAAACTTTTTAAATGTTTTCATAAAAGCAACGAATGAGTCAACTCCATCAACAAATGTTTGTCCTAACGATTTTAACATTACAAATATTGGTAATAATACTTTAGGAGATAGTAGTGATGCTGCAATTCCTTGTACAATTAATTTAAGGAAGTTTAAGTCTACAGTCGCTTTAATATTTCCCTCAATTGCGAAACCTTGCCATTCGGGATTGTTAATTAATGTTTGAGTTAACGCGTCAGCGGCATCAACTAAATCTTTATCTTCAATAAAATTTAATGTCCCTAAATCATTTAGAATATCATCATAATTAACAGGTAATTTAACATTACCACAATCTTCAAATTCAACCACACCATTTTTAATGTTAGTCACCCTTTGGTCAATATTACGTAAATCAATATCTGTGAATTCAAAAAATGACTCGTCAATATCATCTAGTTCCGCTAATTTTGCAATACCACTAACATCAATTTCTTTTTTATTATCAAAACATAAACCTAAAACTCTTTGAATTATCAACATAAGTTTATTAGTATCTTCGGCTTGCGCAACACCAACATTAGCACTAATAGATATGGCACCACTTAATGACTCCATAATATTTGCCATAATATTTGTAAACTCAACAACTTTAGTTGTTCTATAATAATCTGCTAAAAAAGTACCAACTTTATTAATATTGTTTGCCCTATTAGGTAGTGTTACCTTAAACCATGGGCCAGTTTCTCCTATGTTATTTGTGTCAACATATTGAATATCAAATAATGCTTGACCTGATTGACCAATATATTGTTGTCCATTATCTGTTGAATAGGGTTGTCCACTTTGGATTCTTGTATACAACTCTTTATTCATTGAGAACGGATAAAGTTGTATATTAACTGGATTTTTTTCAAATAAAACTTTACCTTCTTTACTTGATGGGTCTTTCTTTAATAGATTAATTAAATCAATTGAACTTACTTTAACGTACACCACCTGTGCGGCATATGTCTGTTGTTGGTCACAACCAACCGCATTTATTGCTTCTTCCATAAGAAGTTCAATAATTTTAGGTTCAATATTCTTAATAACCCTAATTAATGTTTTTTTAACGTAACTAATTGAACTACTACCCTTACCTCCAGTAAGATTATTAATATCTAGTAATTGCTCAAATTGATTTTTGATTTCCCTTTGAAATCTTTTAGTCTGTTCTTTAACTTTATCTATAGACTCAGTAACGTTTTGTTTTGCAGTATCAAAAGACTCTCCAGCTTTTTTAGAGGTGTCATCATATTGAGTTTTTAAATCCTTATATGTGGTTGTCGCCGAAATCTTTTTTTGAGCGTCTTTATAATCAAGACCTAAATCTAATGATGCCATTTTAGTTAGTTTTTCATTTTGTAAGACCCATCAGGTTTAGACGCGTCTTTCAGTATTAAATTTTCTAATAAATCATCGTCTACACCTAAATCAGTAATTGAGAAGCTACCGCTTCCAGCAATATTAGATTTTTCCCACATAGTAGATTGTAGTTTAGATAATGTTAATTTCTTTTCAACACAGTCGTTAATAATTTTTTGTTGCTTTTCAATAACAGGGCCTATTAGAGTCATATCCTCAGGTTCTTTCATCATTGTCAACATTTTATTTTGTATTCTAATGGCGGTGTTTCTTTGCTCAACAAGTTCATTATAGATTTCTTGCATCAAAGATAACATCGACTCTTTAGTTAAATTAATTTCTTTTTTTTGTGGTCTTCCCATTACAATAAATATTAACTATAAAATTTTATTTAACCATATTCTCCACTAAAGTGTAATACATCGTTTTGTATTTCTTCATTGACCCCCTAATTTCTTTGGTTGACAAATTAGTCATTTCCCTTAATGAGAGTAGGATAATATTTTTATTAAATTTATTATTATCGTTACCAATAAAAATAGATTCATAGTTTTCAAAAAGGTCATGTAACGCATGCCCTAATTTGACCTCATTTTCCGATAAATTTTCGTTCTCTAACAAATTAGTTAACTCAATTAAAAAGTTTTTAATTACTTTTTCCGAGTCAATACCTTCTTTTTCTATACTGTAAGAAAAACTTGGATTATTTTCTATACTTGTTGATATATCCTCGTATGATATTTTTCGGTTAGTTTCTTTTTGGTCCTTAATAATTTGACCCATAAGATAGTTCTTACAGATTGTGCCAAAATATGAATAAGCTTTTTTCTCTCTAGAGGGTTTAAACTTTTCAATTTTTGTCATTAAGAATGAGTGAGTGTCTACATGTATGTCCGTAAAGTCCATGTCTTTTCTATATAATTTGTATCTTCGTATTATTGAAGATATCATCTTATCTAAAGGTTTTTTCAAAAAATCATTATAAATTTTATTTCTTTCTTCGTAGGAGGTTGATTCTAAAAATCTAACAACTGCCTGCTCTTCTGGAACGTCAAAATAATTTAATTGTGTTGGTTTTCTACCTTTCTTCTTTAACTCAACATTGGTATTTCCTGTTAAATTAATAATTTCTGTCATTAAACTGTTTGGGGTTCATACTTTATGGCCCTGTCGTTAATAAAAAAGTATTCTTTTTTGGCCGAGTCAATCCAAAACCTTACTTCATCTTCCGTTAATCTATTATCACCATTTTTATAATTCCAAAAAATAGACCCGTCTCTCAAGTTAACGTGTTTATAACCAATCTTAGGTATTGACATAATCTTAACTGAATTATGTGTCATTCTTAAGAAGAATTCATAACCAAATGTTAATTTGAATGATGATTTAAATAAACCAAAATCAATAAAAGATGATGTTTTAATTACCATACCAGAAGTTTGAAAATTTTGATATTCTAATAAAGTTTCATGTGTTAAAATACCCATTTCTGGTGTAAAGTTCGCTGCAAATGTTGCCTCATTTGTAAATCCTGCAAATTTGCCTGTTTGGTCTGTATCAACAACAATAGGTAAGAATGCGTCAACATCAGGATATGAGTTAGAATAAACCTCAACGTTTTTAAACCAAATACTTGAATATTCATCATCAAACTCAAATAGAGAAACCCATTTAGATTTTGCTGACCTTACTCCATGATTTATTTGTGATGCGTAGTTAGCGTCTTTTGTCCATTCGACTTTAACAACATTTAAAGTACCAAAATCAAATTGATTTAAGTAATCTACAATATGTGTTTCATTAGTATGAACTATGATTAATTCATTGATACCAACTTTTTGATTTTTTAATGACTCAATACATTTTTCAAAATATTCAGTAAATCCGTTTGCTTTTCCTGACTTAATTGGTAAAATAACCGATACGTCAAATTTTTGTGTGTTTTCCATATTACTCTTCGATAGTTTCTAGTTTAGTTAATTGTTCTTCAAATGAAGCAAGTCTTGTGTTAATATAATCAGTAAATAACTTTACAGAAACCTCATTGAATTCTTTTTTTGTTGATAGATTCTCAACCGTCTTAATCATTTCCTCGTATAATTTAGGATTAACATTATCCTCCAGCCAGTTTTGTAAGAAGTCGGCAACAAAATCAACCATTTGATTTTTATTATTAATCCATATACCATTGTCCTCTGACATCCAATACGGTAGTAAGTTTGGAGTTAAACCTAAAACAGGTACTCCACAAGTCATTGATTCTAATGGGAATGTGCCATAAGCACTTGTTTCATCAATCCATACAGATAAGAAACTTTCTTTTAATGATTTAGAAAATTCTTCTTCAGATAAACCTCTCATATCTCTAAAAGTAACCCATCTATATTGAGGGAATTTTATGTAGAAAGATTTAATTAAATTAACTGAATCTCTTTGGTCTCTTGAATGGACCGCAACGATTGGTTTTGGTGGTAATGTTTGTTTGGTAAATGATTCTGAAATGAATGGTTTTAAAATATCATAAGAGATACCTTTCATTAAGTTCTCTAAAAACTCCATTTGAGATTCTGATGTAGTAATACATTTGTAGAACCCTAATTGTGCCCAAGATTGACCTGGTTGTAATGTTTCCAATACATGGTCGTAAGCTTGACATAATACAATTTTACCACAAGGTAATTTAGAGATTTGACTCATTACAAATCCGTATAATTCAGGAATAACAATAAAATCTTCAGGTGAAACTTCTAAGTTTTGACCCTCAATAGATTTATGAGGTAATGATGTCATGTACAATTCTCCTAACCATCCTGATACTCCTGTATAGTCAGGTTTCTCATGTAAAATTATTGGGTTATACCCTTCATTTAATAACGACATACCTAAATTATAAATGTATGCGATTGATGCTTTGGCGTTACCCTTAGTATCCTGAACTAAAAGATAGATTCTTGATTTCTTATCTTTCATGTTTTGAACTGACTGTTCTAATTTTGAAATTTGTTCTTTATTCATTGTATTAGTATTTATTTAGTAATTTTTTATTTAAAAGTGTGTTAAAGGCTAATTTAAATGGAATTGTAACTTCTGACCCTTTACCTGCTAAAGTTTCATCAACACCATCACCATCACCCATAATGACATCTAACATAAGTTTAATCGTTTCGTATTTTACGATATTAATTTGTGTACTGTCAGTTTCCCCCGAAGGTGATAACAGTTCTTGTTTTATTTGGATGTATTCATCAATTTTGTCTAAATCCAAATAGTAGTGTTCTCCTAATATTTTTAACATTATAAAATAATTTTTAATTTATCTTCCAATTCTTTGATTGTGTTTATTGTGTATTTTGATTCAACATTATTGTTGTAAATTGTTTCATATTTAATTAATGTTTTGTCTGATGGATGGTCTAATAATAGTGCGGGATTTGCGGTAAGTAAAACATCAATTTCATTCCACATAGAGTTAATGGTTAAATTACTATAGAATTTAACCTTCTCAAATTCACAACCAAATTTAGATAAAAAAAATAATGATGCTGGTTTTGATTTATTAATCTCATCCGAAATAATAATAAAATCATGGTCATTCCTTAATCTCAAATAAATTTCGTTTAAATCATTGAACGTTGAGTATTCTGAGGATTGTGAGTGACCAAAAATTTCCATCGGGAATTCTTCGTATAAAAATGAATACAATTCCTCATCGCTCTCAAAACTAAAATGTTTTTTTAAATCAAGACTGTCGATAGGGGTTGTTATTTCGTAGTTGAATCTATTTTTGTCTTCAATACCGTCAGTCTTATCAATCATGAATTTTTGATAAGTTTGTTCTATTTTATCTAATGTGTTTCGTAAAACTCCATTAATTTCTATACCTATTCTCATATACATAAAAAAATATGTAAAAAACCCAATAAGTAAATTAAATTAAATTTATACTTATTGGGTTAATAATAATTTTAGTTTTCGTATCTTTTTAAGATTTTGCAAATTAACGGATTTCTAACAACATCTTCAGGTTTGAATTCAAATGTTCCGATATCATCTAAGTTTTGAAACTTTTGTAGTGCGTCCCACAAACCTGTTTGAGTTTTGTCTTTATGTCGGTCAAATTGTTCTAAGTCACCTGAAAGGAAGAACTTAGAATTAAATCCAATCCTTGTTAATAATAACTTCATTTGACTTGGAGTTGAGTTCTGTGCTTCCTCAAACAATAATATTGAGTTGTCAATATTCATACCTCTCATGTACGCTAAAGCAAAAACTTCAATCGCCTCAATCTCTTTTAATTTTTCTCTTGCTTCTTTACCAATGATTTTATTTAATAAATAATACGATGGGAAAATGTAAGGGTCTAATTTTTCTTCAACATTACCAGGAAGTGAACCTAATTTCTCCTCAGCTTCAACCGCTGGTCTTACGATAATAATTTTTTCATA